TATGGACAAAAGAAACTACAACAGCAGGATTTATTTTTGCTATACAAAAGATTTCCAGTGGTAGTCTATATGGAACTGTAACAGTTGATTTAGACGTTATACCTAGAGCAAGTAGCCAACTAGACAATGTTACTGTAAACACCACGCAGGACAGTGAACAAACATCAATTGACGCAGGATATACTGCAAACGATATGACTTTAGTGCAAAGCATATCAGGAAGTGCTATTGAGTTTAGCAATGCGTATACCTTTCCAACAGCAGATGGTAGTGCTAACCAAATATTGCAAACAGACGGTAGCGGCACACTAAGTTTTGTTGACAACACTGGTGCAGGTATTGGCAACGTTGTAGAAGACACCACACCACAACTTGGCGGAGATTTAGATTTAAACTCTAGTGATATTACAGGTACAGGTAATATTAATATTACAGGAACTGCTACATTATCTGGTAATCTAACAGTTGATACAAACACACTTTTTGTCAATGCTTCAAATAATAGAGTCGGTATTGGAACAGCAAGTCCAGCATACCAAGTAGAAATAGAAAACACCAGTGCAAACGCATTATTGGTGTTAGATAGAACAGACGGTGCTTCTACTTTCATTGAAGGTGGTGCCACTGATTCGGTGATTGGTTCTGTTGGATCCAACGATGTAAAAATAGCCTACAATAGTGTTCCAGTGGTCACAATTGGATCAGGTGGTGCTATTACAACATCAGGTGATGTAACAGCAGGTACTCTAACTGTATCAGGTGAATTAACAGTAGACACCGACACGCTCTATGTAGACTCTACAAATAATAGAGTAGGTATTGGGACGACTAGTCCTACTTCTTTATTACATTTAAAATCTACTGGTCCAGCAATATTAACATTAGAAGCAGATTCAGATAATGCGACTGAAACTGATAACGCTAGAATAGAATTATCTCAAGATGGTGGGGTAGTTACAGGAAGTATTGGATACGCTAATAATACAAATTCTATTGAACTATGGAATAATTATGCTGACCATTTAATTTTTGGCACTAATAACACAGAACGCATGCGTATCGACTCTTCTGGTAACGTAGGGATTGGTACGGCTAGTCCTTCTACTGAATTAGAAGTAGTTGGAACAGTAACAGCAACATTGTTTGATGGAACAGCAACATCAGCTAGGTACGCTGACTTGGCAGAGAATTATGTTGCAGACGCTCAGTACGAACCAGGTACAGTTTTAATATTTGGTGGTCAACACGAAGTAACAGCCAGCAGACAACCAGATAGCAACAAGATTGCTGGAGTAGTTTCTACAGCACCAGGTGTATTAATGAACAAAGACTGCGCAGGTGAGTTTGTTGTTGCTCTAGCATTTACTGGACGAGTGCCTACAAAAGTTAAGGGTACTATTAGCAAAGGCGACATGATGGTAAGCAGTAACATTGAAGGTGTTGCTGTAGCCAGTAACAATCCTCAAATAGGAACAGTTATAGGAAAAGCATTAGAAAACTACGATAGTGAGGAAGTTGGCGTTATTGAAGTTGTTGTAGGAAGACTCTAATGCAAAAACTGTATCGCACCGACTATGAGGGAGAGTTTGTAGTTGACGGCTTTGTCCTGCATCAAGGCAAGCGTACTGAAAACAGAATATTTGTTCCTAACACTTTAGTTAATAATGCGCATACAAAAAATGCAGTAATTATAGGGAACGGAACTAGTAGAAAATCTCTTAATGTTAAAAAGGTAGAACAACATGCAGGCGGACACCTTGGGAAAAGAAGGTTACAAAGTTATGGGTGTAATGCTTTGTATAGAGATATGAGTCCAGACTTCCTTGTTTGTATTAATCCTTTCTTAATAAATGAGATAGTAAAGTCTGGCTACGCTGACAAACATATAGTAATGTCCAACGCAAGTAACGTAAAAACACATCCTGGCGTATTACATTTATTCCCTTACGGACACACTTGGTGTGCAGGTGCTTTAGCAACTTGGTTAGCCTGTTTCGATGGACACCAAAAAATTTATCTACTTGGATTCGATAATCAAAACGAGCATAGTAATAATAATGTCTATGCAGGCACAGCACATTACGCTACAGCAGACACGCCTGCAAGAAGTCAAAAATGGGAAGGTCAAATGAAGCGAATATTCGATGCTTATGATGATGTAGACTTTGCTTGGGTTGCAGGTGGCATATCGAGATTTCCTGAAGAGTGGAATTATTGTTTAAACTTGCGTCAGATAACAATACACGATTTTGTATTAGAAGCAGACTTATAATACCTTATTCATAGTATCTAATTTATCTTTGACCACATCAAAGTTAAATGTTTTCCAAACGCCGGGATGTAAAGGTTTGGGATGATCTTCTATGTAAACCCAACAATACCCTTTATGTTCTTCGTTTAATGTAGGAGTGAACTCTCGATCTACCGTTAGTAGTACGGTGTGGTATACAAACTTTTTATCTTCACTTGTGAATGTCTCGATAGGTATAAACTTTTGATAGATTAGCGGACTGCCTAATTCTTCTTCACATTCACGTTCTAGTGCTTCTACAGTGGACTCACCGTTCTCAAATTTGCCACCAGGAAGTCCCCAAGTGTTGCCGTAACTACACTTGTCTCTTAACAAAAATAAGTACCTGCCGGTTTTAATTGATCTTATTAATGCACCACAACTGTTTATAATGCGAGGCTCCAATAGCCCTCCTTGTATTGACCTTCATAAGACCTAACCCAAGCAGAGCCGGTCCATTTAAATTGATAATTTGTGTTTAAGTTGCTGACATAGTGTGTGCCTGCTTCCGTACTGGCATCAAAACTAACACGCCACATGTCTCCATCGTATTCGATAATGTCGTTTCTGTCTGCTATGAGATCATCTGTGCTAGAATCTGGTAGCAAACCTTTCCAAGCATCGGCACCGTCTACATTATTTGAGTTGCCAATTGGATTAGTTAATAAGTATCTTGTTCCTGCTGTAGGCGTACTTAGCCCGCTATTAGGACCTACTCTGTCAGGGTCTATAATAGCGTTAACAGGGCGTATGTCGTTTGTAGGTATGGTGTCTTGATCTATTGTAACAAGTAACAAACTCTCGTCTGTGGGGTGTAATGCTACAGTGCCTACAACTTCGGTGCCATCTTCGTCGGTTTCGAACCTAATTTGACTAACTCCGGGCCTTATTTCCCCAAAAAGATTAATGAAACTAGGCCAATCTGTCCTAGTGCCTACTTTAGTTACAGTAGTATCTCCTATGTTACTTGTAGACTCTGCGATAGTGTCTTCTAATTTAAGTAGTTGTGCCTGACCATTCAAATACAGTACACCATAGTTTTGTGGACTTATTCTTTTACGTTGTATTAAGTTGCCTACGTCTTGGAATAAGCTCTGATCAAACTCACCTTGCATATCCCATATACCAGTAACTATTCTTTCGATAACACCTAATTTCTTAACCTTAGCAGGTGCGCTGATAAAGATAGGTATTTCAAATGTAAGTGTAGCAAAGTCTATTGCTTCATCTATGCCTTGCGGTATAGGTCTGCTAGTCCACTGTACATCTATTAAGTTAACTGTACTTAAACTTGTCCAGTCAACATAGTTGTCTGTACTTTGTATTTCTAGACTAGGGTTAAACAACACCAGCATTTGTTCTAGTAGTTGTAGTTTTTGTTCTGTGTTACTTGTCCATATATCTGCTTTGAGTGTTAACTTATAAGGCACTGGCATCATACGTTCGATAGTAAATGCATCACCTTGTACGTTTAAGTAACTGTCGGTGTCTGGATCGTACTTACGTTCTCTTACACCAATCTTACTAATAAAGTTAGGCTCTTGCATGCGTGGTCGGTCATACTGTAATCCGTTAATGTAACAACTAATCATTGGCACATTAGCCATAGTGTTTTCGCTATTACCACGTAGTATTTGTGCGCCTTGTCTGTTCACGTCACCATAACGCACAGGCACACGTTGTAGTACTCTAGTTCCATCTTCATCTTTACCAAATTGTACTTCGAAGTTTGATAAGACCCTTATGAATTGTAGTAAGAATCTACGTATCTGTTCATCGTAAAAAAATGTTTGAGCCATTATTCGTTATCTGCCTTTGCTGTAAGTACATCGCTGAGGCCTTGACGCTCATCATAAGTCTTGCCGTCAACAGTTGTATATGTATTAGTGTTATTAACAAATCCACTGCGTTGTGTCTGATTACTTGCACCAGGTGTAAGACTTGTTCTAACATCGTCTTCGACCTTGACCCAACGTGTTCCATCGTATCTAAATAAGCGATTTGGCTTGTAATCTAAACGTAGTGCAAAGTCTCCCTGTACAGGATTTGTTGGGAACGTAGTACCTGAACTTACTGGGAAGCCATTTGGTGCTAGACCATCGCCAACCAAGTAACCTTGTTGATCACGTCTCGGTGTAACACGAGTTAGGTCTGCGCTATTGATAGCATCGTCGCCTACTAGGCTTGTATCATCAGTAGTTTTACCTTTAGGATTAAGTGCCTCGCCATTTTCATCGGTGGGAACAACGTAGAACCTACTTGTATCGTAACCAGATTCAGGAACTTCTGCTTCTGCCTGTGCAATGATAGCATCGTTGACTTCAATGTTCTTGTTGTATTGACTTAGTAAGTCTGCAAGACTTGTATCAGTACCTTCTGGATTATACTCCTCATCAGTACTTGCATTGATCTTGTTAATAATATCTTTGTATTCTTGACTGTCTACAAGCGGTGTTACTTTACAACGCCATAAGTGACTCCACCAACTAGCACTAAAACCTTGTGCGTCTCTAGTTGCATCTTGTACAACGTAATAACGTTTTAGTGTTGCAGGTAGATCCTCGTCAAGTGGGTGATAATCTACTAAGTTTTGAAACTCTAGGACGTCGCCGTTCATAATCTTACGTCCTAGTATATTAATCATTTCGTTGTAGTGGAATGTAATGAATACTGTATCACTAGCGTTCATTAAACCAAACTGTGTAAGATCAAAGTCCTGACTTGCAGGAGTATACACACCACGCATATTATAAATGCTGGTATCATACTTGCGGTCTCTGTTCTCTAGGAACAGGAAGTCCTGAATGTTCTTTTCACTTTGATTTGTGTAGTTAGGTTTTGTTGCGTCTGCTAGGTCACCTGTCTCTCCACTAGCCGCATTTGGACCCAAATATTTGTGTACATTGATACCCACACCGCCCACAGTAAACATTTCATTTATGTTTTGGTCGAAAAATTTGTAGTCTGCGGTATGCTTACCGTCTTTCCATAAACTTAGTCTGGGCACTATTTTAGTCCTTATTGCTATATTTATGTAATTGACAACTGGGCGGAGTGGTTGTATAATTACTATAACTAATTGTTATAGAGGGATTATTATGGCAACTAAATTAAAAGCACCTAAGATTGTAGATACAAAATGGACACCCGAGCAATTTACAAATATGTCAGAATCTGACCGTAGATTGACAAAAATTAAGGCGTTCAATCAGATAAACTACGATTACAGCGTCAAAGATTTAAAACCTGATGTCGTTAAATGGATGCAGTCCACTGGTAATTATACGTCGGAGCAAATAAAAACGTTTACTGCGGCACCAGATAATTTTGTATCAGCGGCAACTGCACATCTAGCACGAATGTGGAAAAACGGTTGGCTACTTGACGACCACGAAACAGGCTACATGAAGAAAACTATTGCTGAATATATTCGACAGTTTAGCGATGTCAAGGTAAACACTGTAACAGATGAAAAGAAATCTAGTGTGCCTGAACTTACTATTCAGGACAGAATTAAGATTAAGATCAACGAGCATATAGGATACTTTGAGGAGTTACAGGACGAGTTACGTGATAAGACTAAACTGGACCCTAAAGCATTCGCATATTTTAAGAAAGAGAACGTGCCGCAGAATATGCTCAAAGGCATTGCACAACCATTTATTGAACGTTTGGCAGAATGGCAGGAGGCCAAAGCAGGCACAGACGAGGATCTTAAGGAAGGTTACAGTCACTGGCAAGCCAAGGACTTCAAAAAGTACTTTGCATTTGTGGAAGCCATACTTGCAGATATAGACGCCTATGCTAAAACTAAAAAGGCTGTTAAGGTTGCTAGAGTTAAGAAAGCACCTAACAAGCAAAAACAAGTTGCTAAAATGAAATTTGCTAAGGATAACACAACCTATAAAATTGCAAGTGTGGACCCTGTAACTGTTATAGGTGCTACTGAGTTGTATGTGTTTAATGTTAAAACACGTAAATTAGGCAAGTATGTTGCTGACAGTCATATTGGTGTACTGGGTGTTAAAGGTACAACAATAGTTGGATACGATACTAACTTAAGTACTCAAAAGACACTACGTAAGCCCGAGAGACAACTGCCAGACTTTATGGGTAGTAATAAAGTAAACAAGCGCAAGTTCTTACAGGGCATCAAGAGTGTGGAAATTGCACTTAATGGGAGGATCAATTCAGACACAATTCTGTTGCATGTACAATAAATACATGTAACAGGATTTTAAGATGGCCACACTCATAGAAAAAAGACAAGAAATAGAGAACTATATTAACCTTAGACTAGGTGGTCAAATGGTTGATGTAGAACTAGACAAAGAACACTACGACTTAGCAATTAACAATGCTCTTATACGTTTTAGACAACGTGCTGATAACTCACAAGAAGAGAGTTATTCATTTCTAAGTCTAAATAAAGAGCAACAGGAATATATTCTTCCTAGTGAAGTGCAAGAAGTACGCCAAGTGTTTAGACGTGGTATTGGTAGTGTAACAGGTACTACTGCTAGTCAGTTCGAACCCTTCGCAAGTGGTTACTTAAACACTTATATGTTAGTTGCTGGTAGAGTCGGTGGTTTGCTAAACTATGAATTGTTTACACAATACCAAGAATTAGCAATGAAAATGTTTGGTGGATTTATAAACTTTACATTTGATAGAAGCACAAAAAAACTTACTATTGTGCGTAAGATACCACAAGACGGCGAAGATGTTTTATTGTGGACATACAACTACAAACCTGATATAACAATGCTAAACGACCATATGATTTTTCCCTGGGTGCAAAATTATGCACTAGCATTGTCAAAACACATGCTAGGTGAAGCCAGAGAAAAGTTTGCTCAGATTGCAGGACCACAAGGTGGTACGTCACTAAATGGTGCTAGCCTTAAAGGTGAAGCAAACGCAGAAATGGAACGACTCGAGTTAGAAATACAAAACTACTACGCTGGAAGTACACCAATGTGGTGGGTTACAGGCTAGACTTCAATACGACTTTAGTTTATAATAACTAGATGCAAAAACAAATTATAGGCATCGTGGGACTTATCGGTTCAGGTAAAGACACGATTGCAGACTACTTGGTAAATTTTCATGGTTACAGACGTGACAGTTTTGCTGGCACACTTAAAGATGCTGTTAGCACAATATTTGGTTGGGATAGAGATCTTGTGGAAGGACGTGCGGCTTATGCTCGTCAATGGCGTGAACAAGTTGACGAATGGTGGTCGAAAAGACTAGGCATACCTAACCTTACTCCTAGGTATATATTACAGCAATGGGGCACTGAAGTGGTACGTAAGAGCTTCCATGATGATACCTGGATTGCTAGTCTAGAGAATAAAATACGAAACAGCGAAGACAATTGTGTTGTTACAGACTGTAGGTTTCCTAACGAAATAAAAATGATTAAAGAACTGGGCGGTAAAGTCCTGCGTGTTAAACGTGGAGAAGATCCTGAATGGTACGAAATTGCTGTTGAAGCCAATAAGGGAGATAAGGAAGCATTAGACCTAATGACGAATTATTATAAAGTTCATATTAGTGAATGGGCTTGGGCAGGCGCAGGCTTTGACTATACTGTGCTAAACAACGGTAGCATAGACGAACTATACGAAGTTGTTAGAAGTCTGGCAGTACGCCACTAGGCTTCCAGCCTAGTTTCATATCACTTACTTCAACACCACAGTTTAGACATACACTAACAAGATTACTTTTGTTATTGTTTCCTAAATCTCCATCCACATGCCAGACCATAATCTGTGCTTTGGTCTTAGACTTAAATCCACATTTTTCACAAATACTTTTTTTCTTATACCCCGCTCTATGCCAAGCAGGTATTTTTAATGGCTCTTTTCTATTACGTCTAATACAAGTATCACACCTTGTTCGATAGTAAATTTTACCCTGTTTTTTGTAGTTTACTGCTACTTGATTTTTGTTACAGGCAGGACATATTCTACGTTGCATACACTTATTTAATAGATACCTTTAAAAGGGCAACTAACAAGGACCATTTTAACTATAATCAATAAATACTACTAATTAACATATTGAGGATTACTACGATGGCATTAATTTCACCTGGAGTAGAAGTAACAGTTACTGATGAGAGTAACTATGCGCCAAACGCCTTGGGATCTATCCCTTTAATTGTATTGGCGACAGCACAGGACAAATTGAATCCCTCTGGCACAACTGCTACAGCAACTACAGCCGCTAACGCTGGTAAGTTGGTAGCCGCAACAAGTCAGAGAGAATTAACAAGCCTATTCGGTACTCCTACATTTTATAAGACAAGTTCAGGAACTCCAATTCATGGTTACGATATCAATGAATATGGTCTAATGACTGCTTATAGTGTATTAGGTGTATCCAATAGAGTTTATTGTATTAGAGCAAACGTGAACACAGCAGAGTTAGTTGGTACAACAGTACGTCCTACTGGAAGTCCTGCTAACGGTACATACTGGTTAGATTTAACAGATTCACTTTGGGGCATCTTTGAATGGAATAGCTCAACACAAGCATTCACAAACAAAGTACCTAGAGTTATTACTAGCACATCTGACCTAACTGGCGGTGTTCCTAAGACTAGTGTTGGTAATATTGGTGACTACGCTGTAATTGCAACTAATACTAACAACCCAGTTTACTATAAGAAGTATGACAATTCTTGGGTACTGGTAGGTAGCACAGGCTGGCAGACAGCACACCCAACAATTGCGGCTACTCAGTCTAACCCAACACTAACAAGCAGTGAATCCATTATTATTAATGGTACAACTATAACATTAACAGGAACAACAGTTGCAAGTTTAGTAAGCGATATCGCTACTAATGTTACTGGTGTTACTGCATACGACTCAAGCGGTATACTTCATATCTTTGCTGATAACACAGCAACATCAGATGGTAGTACAGCAGACGGTGCTATTGCTATTAGTAACGGCACAGGCACACCATTAACAGATTTAGGTATTACAGCAGGAACATATTACAACCCTGACGTACAACAGTCAGCACATACAAGTGTTCCAACCTGGAAGACTAACGATTCTGCACCTAGACCAACAGGCAGTGTATGGAATAAGACAACTACTGCTAACCTAGGCGCAAGTTTTGATGTAAGTTTATATTCTAGTACTACTGATACATTTACAGCAGTTAGTGCACCAGTATATGAAAACGATCAAACAGCAAACAAGAATTTAGATTCTACAGGTGGTGGTAAGAACATTGGTGCTGGTAGTGTTTATGTACAGTATGATGTATTAGAAGATGATTCTTTAACATTTAAATTGTACAAGCGCCAAGCAACTGGAAACACAACTGTAACAGGCAGTGTTGCTAACCCTACATTAACTGGCGGTAACACATTTACTATTCAGCAAAGTGTGGCTAACAGCACAACATTAAGTACTGCACAAACAGTTACACTAAGTGGTACAGATGCGGCTAGTATGGTTAGTGATATTTTAGCATTAGGCTTAAGCAATATTGCCGCAAGTGTTAATAGTTCTGGAAAAATTGTCCTAGAACACACAGGCGGTGGTGTTATTGTATTAAAGAATACAT